GCCTTTCTCAAGGAGCGGTTCTCCAACTGAAACTGTCGCGTCGTAGGGCCTGGGGCCCTACGATCACCGCCGCCCTCACGCCACGCGCCGAACGGTCGGCCTTGCGGCATTCTGCCGCTGATCGAAGGCTGCCTGCGCCTCGAGGATCTGGGGCACGTGGTCGACGGCCCAGCCATAGATGGCGGTGAACGGCTCCTGCAGCGAATGCCCAAGCTCAGTCAGCGAATATTCGACGGCGACCGGCGAGGTGGCAATGACGGTGCGCTCGACCAGGCCATTTCGCTCGAGCTTGCGAAGCGCTTCTGTCAGCGCCTTGTGGGTAATGCCCTCCAGGTCTCGCTTGATCGCGTTGAAGCGCCGCGGCGAGTCACACAGCATGGTCAGGATCATGACCGACCACTTGTTGGCGACCTGATCGAAAAAGTGCCGAGACGCGCAGTCGGCATGAAACATCGGGGTGGCCTGGCACATTCAATCGACTCCGGCGAGGTAGGAAGGATCGCCGATCAAGATATACGACATATATCTGGAGGTACAGTTGCCCGCCGGTCGGACATCCCGGCACCAGCTTCAGCAAACTTGCTCTCGCTCAGCTGGATCGGATGAGGGCACCCTATTATCAGCACCCCGCCCCATCCTGCCTGAGGTCCTCGCTTTCGCAAGGATGACGGCTTTATATAAAGGGAAGAAGCGGCTACCCGCTCGCAAGGTTTCCTTGCGGTAGCGTTCAATGCCAATGCGGAAGATGACGGCCTGCGAGAGGAAGTGCACCGCTATCCGATTGTTCCTAAATATAAATCTGTCATCCTTGCGAAAGCGAGGACCTCAGGCAGGATGGGGTGCAACGCTTCTATAGGGCGCCCTTACCCCCCACTTCACCCCATGATCGTCTCAAAGAGATCCTCCCACTCCGGGTTCATCTCTTCGATCAGCTGGAGCTTCCACTCGCGCTTCCAATGCTTGAGCTGCTTTTCGCGCTCGATCGCTTCGGTGATATCACCGCTGTCCTCGTACCAAACGAGGCGCGTGCAATTATAACTGTCGGTGAACCCGCGATAGACATGATTGCGGTGTTCCCAGATGCGCCCTTCCAGATCGGAGGTGACGCCGAGGTAGAGCACGCCCTGCGGTTTGTTGGTGACGATGTAGACCCATCCCGGCTTCGTGGAGGGAGCTTCTCGGAAATGCGAGAGAAGCGCAACCCTGGGGTTAAAGGCGCCCTATATCGGCCCCTCGCCCCACCTTCCTGAGGTCCTCGCTTTCGCAAGGAAGACAGATCTATATAAGGGGAAGAAGCGGTTAGCCGCTCAGCAACGTTCCCCTGCGGCAGCATGCTATGCTCGCGGAAGATGCGCCCTATATCACCCCCTTGCTCTATCTCCTGAGGTCCTCGCTTTCGCAAGGAAGACAGATCTATACAAGGGGAAGAAGCGGTTACCCGCTCGCAAAGCCCTCTCATGGCAGCACCTGATGCGCGCGCGCAGAATGGTGACCGACAAAGGGGCGCAGCCGCTATCCGATTGTTCGTAAATATAAATATGTCATCCTTGCGAAAGCGAGGACCTCAGGACGAGAAGGCGCGGCGGCCATTATCAGGCGCCCATAAAACTCAGGCGGGCCGAAGCCCGCCTGCTTACTCTGCAATATTTCCCGGCAACCAATCCGGCGGCGGGCCGCCCAGGGCTTCGGTGAGGCCGTTGCCGGTGGGGGTGGGATCGTCACTCGGAACCTGCTTCGCTTTACGGCCGCGTTTGCGGGCTTCCGGCTCATCGGAAGCGACCCCGCTCGCCGCGCCCTCCGCCTCCACCCACGACGGCCGCAGCCCATCCTTCATCAGCGCGTCGGGGAGATCGAACACCTCCCCGGCGTCGCGGATCTTGCCGCCGAAGTAGCCCTTGCGGACGGTGGTGACGCGCATCAGAGAGCCACGCCGTTCGACTGCACGCCGGCGACGATGCCGGCGGTGATCTTGCCCGTCGTCGGCGCCGTACCTGATACGGTGTACTTCAGGCGGCCATACTGCATGGTGATGCCGCGCGGCAGGTCGTCGCGGGCGATCTGCATGCCGGCCTTGAGCTGGGCCAGCGTTGCCGTGGCGAGCGGGATCACCTTGTCGGGCGTAAACGTGGTGGTGGTGTCGAGCTCGAGGTCGATCTGCAGCGAGGTCAGGTTGTTGAAGTCTTCCACCACCTGCACCAGGAGGGCCACTTCGCGGCCCTTGCCGGCGTCGAAGGTCTTGATAGCAGGCGAGATCGGGCCGAAGTCGATGGTGTTGGTGGAGGCGGCCGTCGCGGTGATCGGCTGAGCGTCCGAGAACAGCGCCTGATTGTCCAGGATCATGGGAATGTCCTTGAAAAAGCGGGAAGAAAGGCGCCCGCCGGAGCGGGCACTTCAGAACGCGGCGATCAGCCTGCGTAAGCAGGCAAGGCAGCTTCCGTATTGAGCAGCGCATCGGTTTCCCTGATCGGAATGCCGCGATAGGTCAGCACTTCCTTGCCCTCGATGCTGTCGCGCTTGAGGCCCGGCGCCGAGTAATTGTAAGCACCGGCATTGGTCACCAGCGACCGGTCGGACGACTGGGCGTCGAGCACTTCCAGCACATCGCGGTTCATGTAGATGGCGATGCGGCTGGAGGTGGCGTTGAGACGGCGCGACTGCAGGCGATAGTAGGCCTCGCGCAACAGCTTCCAGATGTCGACCGATCCCGAGAGCATGTCGCTCACATCGATGTTGGCGATGCGGGCGTTGTAGCGCCAGTCCTTGACGAACATGCCGACATGCCAGGAGAACAGCGTCGACTTGACGTAGAACTTGTTGCCGGCCGCATCGAGCGTCACTTCCTCGCCCTTGTCGGCCACCTGAACGCCGGTGGGAATGCCCTCGGGCGTCAGGAGCGACGTCGCATGATCGCCCCAGGTGACGAACCAGATGGAGGTGTTGTCGGCGCCGCGGCCACCGCCGTCGATCACCTGTCCGGCGGCGACGTTGGGCTTGGTCGCATTCGGGCCGTCGTAATAGGCGTTGTAGCGGGCGGCGAGGCCCTTGAACTTCTCCGGCGTGGTGGCGACGTCGTGATAGAAGATGCCGGTCGCCATCTCCTGGTTCATCGCTTCGAGGAACGGCGCGCTGTCGACGAGGCGCTGCTTGGCGGCGTCCTTGGCGAGCGCCAAGAGGCGCACGTCGATCTCCGAGCGCGCCTCCAGGAAGCCGGTGGTGTCGTCCACCTGCTGCACGGTGGCCTTGGACTGCGGCACGCCCTTGTAGAGGCGGCCCCAGGCGACGGAGGGCAGACCGGTGCGGATCATGTGGCGGTGAGTGGCCTGCTGGTTGCAGACGGTCACCATCGCGTCGTCCAGCACCGGATTCTGCTGCGACAGGATTTCGAGAACCGTGCCCTCGGCGCTCTGCTTCTGCGCGTCGATCAGGTTCGGGTAGTAGGTGCCAACGGTGGCCATGTGTCATTTACCCCTTGGGCTTGTCGCTCGGAAACAGCAGGTGGGCGGCATCGATGGGGCGTCCTGCCCCGGCCCCGCCGCTCTCCGGTCGGTCTTCAGCGATCGCGTTGCCGACGCGCGCCATGAACCGGATAACTTCAGGGTGGTTTCCGCCGCCACTTTCGGTCAGGAAGGCGCGGAGGCCCGGCGTGCCGAAGCGGGCGAGCGCGCCCTGCGCGGTGGCGACTGACGTATCCCAGCGGGCGCCTCCGATCTCGGAATCCTTCTTGGCCGAATTGACCCAGCCAGTCTGGATGTCGGCCCATTCGCGGCTGCCATGGACCGCTTCCGCCTGGCGATGAGCGGCGAGCGCCCCGGCCAAAGCCTGCGCCTGGCCGCGCGTCAGGCCGATGTCTTTGAGCACCGGCGACATCGCCTCGGCCAGCTTCTCATCGATCGCCATGCCCTCGGGCAGGCTGAAGTCATAGCGGCCGTCTTCCGGCACCTCGTCGGCGGGGTCGGGCGTATCCACCTCGTCCTTGGCACCGTCTTTGGCTTCGGGCGGATGAGCCGCGCCATCACGCTCCGGTGCCGCGCCATCCTCCTGCGAGCTGGCCTCGCTCGGGAACATCAGGCTCTCCGGCGCCGCGCCGGTATCCGCGCCATCGCCCATGCCGTCCCCCTCGGGTGCGAACACCGCCGCCCCGATCATCCATCGCTCAAGCATATTGGTCGTCCCCATCCTCGGTTGGTTTGCCGCCAGCCATCCGGGCGGCCCGTTCCAATTCCCTGGCTTCGCCGCGTTCGAGCAGCAGGCGCGG